GGCCTCTTCAATGAGAGCCATCGTTGTGACAAAGGATCGAGGAGAAATCCCGGTCAACATTTATGCTCTTGCTTTAGCCACTTCAGGCTTTGGCAAAGGACACTCTGTCAACATTCTTGAGACAGAGTTCTGTGCTGGTTTCCAACGCAGATTTGTCGAAAATACTTTTCCGACCATCGCTGAGCAAAACCTCTGGGATATGGCCAATGATAGGGCTGCCCGTAATGGGACTGATGGTCAACAGGAATTCGACAAACTAGAAAAAGAGTTTATTGCTGCAGGGGCTTTTCCCTTCACATTCGACTCTGGCACACCCCCAGCTGTAAAACAGCTCAGGCAAAAACTGCTTCTCGCAAACAGTGGTGCTATCAATCTTCAGATTGATGAAATCGGATCCAACCTCATCGGCAATGTCGATGTGTTGACCCTGTTTCTTGAGCTCTATGATCAAGGCATGGTTAAGCAGAAGCTTACCAAAAACACCAAGGAAAATCTTCGAGGTGATGAACTGATTGGCAAGACACCAGCCAATATGCTTCTGTTTGGTACGCCAAGCAAACTGTTGGATGGTTCAGTTACTGAAGATCAGTTCTATAGCTTCCTAGATACAGGGTATGCTCGTAGGTGCATTTTTGGCTTCGGCCAGCAGATGCATAGACCCTATGATAAAATGACCCCTGAGGAGATCTACGCTCAGCAGATACAGCCCCACAATCAGGCTATTATCCTCAAGTGGTCACAACGGTTTCATGGTCTAGCCGACCCTTCACGGTTCGGTTGGAGAATGGAAGTCAGCGATAAAGTCGCTGTCAAACTTCTGGCCTATAAAATCCAGTGTGAAAGAGCTGCTGATGCTCTCCCCGATCACGAGGAGATCAAGAAAGCAGAGCTATCGCACAGGTACTTCAAGGCCCTTAAACTAGCTGGAGCATATGCATTCATCGACTCTTCATCAGAAGTGGAAATGGATCATTTGCTCTCAGCTATCCTTCTCGTTGAAGAGTCAGGAAAGTCTTTCCAGACTATCCTGAACAGAGAGAAGTCTTACGTTAAGTTAGCTAGGTATCTTGCAGCCTGTGGCTCTGAACAAACTCATGCTGATCTTAACGAAGCTCTTCCGTTCTATAAGAGTGGCGCAGCTGCTCGAAACGAACAGATGACTCTTGCTACTGCCTGGGGATACAGGCAGCACATCATCATCAAGAAGAGCTTTGTTGATGGTATTGAATTCTTCAAGGGTGAGTCCCTGAAGGAAACAGACCTCAACAAGATCCGAATTTCATATTCGGATCATTGGGCCTACGGCTATCTTGGAGAAGAAGTTCCATTCGATAAACTCCATATTCTGACCCAGAACGATGGAATGCATTGGTGTAACCATCACTTCAAGAACCACCACCGCACAGAAGAAATGGTTATAGCTGGCTTTAATACAGTCGTGGTTGACTGTGATGGTGGCATCCCTTTGGAGACTGCTCATCAACTGCTTAGCGACTATAAGTTTCTGACGTACACTACAAAGAGAAACACTGAAGAAGAAAACCGCTTCAGAGTTATTCTTCCATTGAACTATTACCTTGAGCTCGATCACGACGAGTACAAGGAGTTCATGGACAATGTGATGGCTTGGCTTCCCTTCCCAGCAGACGAACAGGCCAACCAGCGGTGCCGTAAGTGGCAGTCCTGTGGGACTGGTACTTTCCATTACAACATGGAAGGTCAGCTACTGGATGCCCGTGATTTTATTCCGAGAACCAGCAGAAACGAAGCCCATAAAGCTGAGTATGCTGCTCTGGAAAATCTGGATAACCTTGAGCGTTGGTTCGCTCAACGTATGGCCACGGGTTCTAGGAACAACCAGATGATCAAGTATGCTCTTGCTCTGGTTGACTCTGGAATGGACTTCAAATCCGTCAGTGATCGCGTTCACAGCTTTAACAAAGCTATGAATAACTCCCTGACTGAAGACGAGATCAATTCCACAATCCTGATCACAGCTGCAAAGCGGATCCAGGAGCTAGAGAGTCAGTAGTTCTGGTTCCCCAGTCAGATTTTTTCTTGGCTGGGGACACTGGCTATCTCTCAACAGAGAAAGACCACAATGACCGATGCACCCATCGACAATACACAGCTAGCTCTAATTTCTGGGCAATCAGCTACAGGCAAGTCAGCTAGCCTACGAAACATTCGCAATCAGAGCCAATGGATGTATCTGAACTGCGAATCAAACAAGCGTCTCCCGTTCAAAAACCAGTTCGATGCTTACACAGTTACTGATCCATATATGGTGATGGAAGGCTTTAATGCTCTGCTTAATGGAGAGATAAAGCGAGATGGCATCATTGTAGACACCCTGACTTTTCTCATGGATATGTATGAGAGTCAGTATGTTCTCAATGCTGCTAACACCATGCAGGCTTGGGGATCTTATCAACAGTTCTTCAAGGAGCTAATGCAGACTAAAGTCGCTAAGCTCAAGGTTCCAGTGTTGTTTCTGGCTCATACAAGAAGTGAGCTAAATGAAAAAACCATGGAATATGAGACGAGTGTTCCTATCAAGGGTGCTCTCAAAAGCAATGGTATTGAGGCTTTCTTCTCAACCGTTGTCTCTACCAAGAAGGTGGAACTGAAAAAGCTTGAAAAGTTCGCTAACGAGCTTTTGACAATCACCGACGAGGATAGAGATGTGGGCTTCAAGTACGTCTTCCAGACCCGCATCACCAAGGAAACCACAGGTGAACGCATTCGTTCTCCGATGGGAATGTTCACTCGTGAGCAAACTTACATCGATAACGATGCTCAGCTTCTGCTGGATCACTTGCATAACTTCTACAAGTAGTCGAACCAACTGAACAAGGATACACTCATGTTTGAGACACTGACCAACGAAGGTCACGAAAAAACTGAAGACCGTCTTGGCGGTTATTCTCGTCTGGAAACAGATCTTTACCTCGGTACGATCAAGGTTGCCTATGGCTCCAAGGCCGCATCGGGTGCAATGGCTGTGACTGTCATTGCCGACATCAATGGTCAAGAATACCGTGAGACCACTTATGTCAGCAACAAGAAGGGCGAGACCTTCTTCTACAACAAGGACGACAACACCAAGAAGGTCAGCCTTCCTGGATTCGTTCTGATCAACGATCTGTGTCTTGTTGCTGCTGGCGTGCCTTTGTCTGGCGTTGCCACTGAAGACAAGATTGTCAAGATCTATGACTATGAGCAGAAGAAGGAGCTTCCGAAATCTGTTCCTGTTATCACTGACCTGACTGGCAAGAAAGCATGGTTTGCTATCGTCAAGCAGATCGTGAACATCAACGAAAAAAAGGGCGACGAATACGTCGCTACAGCCAAGACTCGTGAAGAAAACGTCATCGACAAGGTGTTCGAAGAGCACACTCGTATGACCGTGGCTGAAGCTACAGCTGCCAATGAAACTGGCAAGGCTGGTGAAGCCAAGTTCTTCGACGCCTGGAAGGAACGTAATGCGGGCAAAACCCGTGATAAGCGTTCTATCAAGGATGGAAATGCTGGTGCCTCCAGTGGTCCTCCCCAGTCTGGAGCTCCTGCAGCTACCCGGCCTAGCCTTTTTGGCAACAGGTAACTCTTGCTCTAAGCAGAGCAAATAGATACAGATGGCCCTCTTGAAACCCAAGGGGGCCATTTCTGTGTGGATCATTGAAGTCCCGTTGGCTGTTCCAATCAGCACGGCCAAACAGTTTAGCTTAAATCTGAACCAATACAGAAACGCTCACCATCATGTGCTTAACAAAGCAAAGACCGTGTTTCATGATATTGCTAAGCTTAAGCTCAAAACTGTACCAAGGAAAATTGGCCAGATACATCTGAGCTATACAATCTTCCCAAAGACTCGTGCAAAACTGGACATCAGCAATGTCTGCTCAATTGTAGACAAGTTCTTTAGTGACACCTTAACGTCTTGTGGCATCATCGAGGATGATAACCATGAGGTTGTTCTTTCGGTGTGCTATAAGTACGGCCAAGTCGATCCACATAATCCAAGATGTGTGATCGTCATCACTCCCGAACATGAGGGAGATATGACTACAAACCCTGAAACCCCTGAAGAGGATCTTATGAAGATCACTATCAATCAGGTCGAGATCGAAGCTGCGATCACGGCCTACATCATGAGCCAAGTGTCTATTCGACCGGGCCAAAGGATCTCCATTGATCTGAAGGCTACTCGTGGATCTGAAGGCTATTCTGCTGAAATCGAGATTCAGCCTGAGCAGATGGCTGGAAATGGTTCAGCTTCTGGCACGCTCAATCTTTCTGAGCAAATTGCTGCTGCTCGTCAGGAAACTGTCGTTATGACAGCTGGTACTCTTCAAGCCGCTGCAGCCACTGCAAAGGCCGAGGAAGCCC